GCGGCGCTACCCGGTTCACTTGGGTTGAAGTCGAAAGCCCGCTGGCGTCGTAAATGGCGTATGAGGTCTATTCCGGGGACACACAAGATGAGCAGGCGTTGGTCGCCTACCTCATGCAGTTGTTCGGCTACGCCCGCATCCACCGGCTCAACTTCGAGCCGCAATGGGAGGAAAGCGCGGCTCTGACTTGGCCGGAGTACCGAAACAGCTTTTCCTTCGGCCATGTGCGCACGCCAGGCGCCAAATATACGCAGTTCCAGGTGGACAGCACCGGCTCGATCATGTCGCATCGCTTTATGGCGATCGCCGATGCGCTGGTGACGCCGTTCAATTCGCAATGGTCCGAGGTTCGCGCGCAAGACCCCTACCTCCAGAAGCAGAAAGAGGCCCGCGCCTACTATCAGGAGATCACGCGCATCGTTTGGGCCGAACGCTACCGGGCGATGGCAAATTTCCAGGGCCAGAACCAGCAAAACATGCAGGCCCTCGGCGTTTTTGGCAATATGGGCCTGTTCGTCGAGAAATTGGACAGCCGGCCGGGGAATGACGCGCCTGGTTTGAGCTATTGTGCGGTCGGTCCCGGTGAAATCTACCTTTTGCAGAACCACCAAGGCCGGATCGACGGCTATATTCGCGTTTTCAAGCTGACGGCGCGGCAGGCGTTCCAGAAATGGCCGCAAATCGTTACGGACGACAAGGCTCCGACGCTGAAAGCGGCGATGGAGAAGGGCGACACCTTCACTCTGTTCAATTTCATGGAGTTTGTGCTCCCGCGCACCGATTACGACCCACGTGCGGTCTTCGCTGCGCAGAGCAAGCCGTGGGCGAGCACCTATGTCAGTCAGGTCGGCTACTGCGTGCTGGAGCAGGGCGGCTACTACAGCTTCCCCCTGCCCTACGGCCGATACTCCCAGGCCCCCGAGGAGTGGTATGGCCGCGGATGGGTGCAGATGGTGCTCCCCGAACTGAAAACTTTGAACTCCGAAAAGGAAGCATATCTCAAAACCGGCGTGCTTGCGGGCGATCCGGCGTATCTGTTGCCCAGCGACGACACGATCGACTTCAAGATGCAAGCGGGATACGAGGTCTACGGTGGAATGAGCGAGGAGGGCAGGCCCCTCGTCGGCCTGATGCCCACGGGCCAAATCCAGGTCACGAAGGAAATGATGGACGAGAGCCGCGCGATCATTGCCGCGGCCTCGCTCAATGATCTCTATCCCGAGCTATTTGGCGACGGCAAGAACGCCCGCCAGCGGAGCGCCCGCGAGGTCGTCGAAATGTCGATCCAGCGTGGCATCTTTCTGTCGCCGCTCGCGCGCCAGTACACCGAGTATTGTGCCCCATTGCTCGACCGCGAGATAGACCTCCTCGCGCGCATGCGCAAATTCCCCAACCCGCCCGCAGTCGTGCGCGAGGCGCATCAGGGTAAGGACATCACCTACCAGGCGAAATTCACCTCCCCGCTTGCGCAGGCGCTCGACCTCCCCGCTGTCGGAGGCTACATGAGCACCGTCGAAATGGCGAAAGAGATCGCGCAATCGACCGGCGACAATTCGGTGTTCCACAGCTTTGCCTTCAAACGGTCGATCCCCGCCATCGCCACGGCCATGCGCGCGCCGGAAGAATGGATGAGCACTCCGAAGGAAATCGCTGCTCAGGAAAAGGCCGCCGCCGATGCCGCCAAGCGTGACGACTACATCAAGTCTCTCCCTGGCGAAGCGGCTAAAGCAAAGGCTCAGGCAATCGCTGCTAAGGCTGCTACAGGCGGCAATACGGGCGGAACTTTGTCGGGTACACCGGAAGGGGGGATGCCGATGATGCCCGGCCAGGACGCCCCCGGGGGCCGTTCCTTTGGGCAGCCGGGATGAAGTTCGCGGTGTACCGCCTCTACAACGCGGGCCTCACGGACGGCTTTGTGAAGATCGACGACGACAGCGGGTTTCGTCACCCGATCCCATGCGCGGGCGTTCGACTGGAGCTAGGCGGTTCGGTTGTTGACATCACCCGCGATGAGGCGTGCGTGGTGGCGGGCATGCTACAGGACGCAGCGCGGGACGCATGAGCGTAGACCTCTCCAAGCTACACGACCGCGGAGCGCGATATGCAGACCTGATGCGCCGACGTGCTGATGTCTACGCTTCCGCTCGGGGAGACAATCCATATTACGGCGACGACGACATTGACCTCCTGCGTAGTCTTCTCGACGAGGCGCGCGCTGACGCTCACGATGCCGAGGTATGCTATGCACGGGAACTTTCCAGATTGAAGGCCACGATCGTCCGGCTTCGCGCCTCGCTCAAGGCCGAAGACGAGGCGTGCGTGGTGGCGGGCATGTTGCAGGACGCAGCGCGGGACGCATGAGCATAGACCTCTCCAAGCTCAAACGGCTGATCTTTGGCAATGCGGTCCCGGTGGACCTTCATGCCCGTGTGCAGGCGTACCGACGCGCCTTCACCTCGCCGCTGGGCAAGCAGCACATCCTACCCGATATTCTCGAGTTTACCGGAGTGCTCAAACCGGCACCCGCAAACCCCGATCCGATCGTGCAGGCGCGGTGGCAGGGCCGCCGAGACGTGGGCCTGCACATTCTGGAGAACCTGACCCTGCAACCCCACGAACTGTATGCGATCTTGAAGGGTCAGCCAATCATCACCCCGGAGGACTTCAATGGCTGAATGGTTCGAAACGCTTGACCCCGAGACCCTGGCGCACGCCACAACGAAAGGATGGGCGCTCCCTGACGCTGCCGCCGCGGCGACCGCGGCGATCAAGGCGCACGCGGGCGCGGAGAAGCTGATCGGACACCCAGCCGACCAGACCCTCAAGCTGCCCAAGGACGGCAGCGATCCGTCCTTCCAGGCGGCCTATGACCGCGTGATGGGCATGGCGACCCCGAAGACCGCCGACGAGTACAAGATCGAAGGTGCCAGCGAGGATGATGCGAAGTTTGTCCGCGAGATCGCCGTCAAGAACAAGCTCCCCGCTCCGGTCGCGCAGCAACTCGCCGCCGAACTCGCTACCCGCGGCGCGGGTGTCGCCGCCGCCGCTGCTGCTACTGCCGAGACCACCAAGGCAGCCAACCGTGCGGCCATCATGGCGACGTGGGGTGCCGACTTCGATCGCAAATCATTCTCAGCTACCCAGGCCGCCGAGGTCTCCGGCCTCCCGCCGACGATCCTGGCGCACCTCGCGACCCTTCCTTCTGCCGACTATATCGCGGGTATGAACGCTCTCGTTGCCCTCGGGGAGAAGATGGGCGAGGCCGCCATGCTCCGCGGCGGCGGACGCATGCCCGCGGACAGCACCGCCGGCATGACCGGGCCGGATGCCACCGCCCGCCTCCAGGCGCTCGGAAGCGACAGCGCATGGGTCGCGAAGTTCCGCGCTCACGATGCTGCCGCGGTCAGTGAGTGGACCAAACTCACTACGATTGTCGCGGCCAGCCGGGTCGCTCCGCGATGAGTATCCAGATGATTATTGATCTTGCTGGGCCGGATTTCCCTGATGGATATAAGAGGCTGATAGTTGTCTATGACAGCAAACAGCACGAGGAGCCCTTGCAAGCGTCCCTCGTATTTGACCCGCAGCCCTTGGCATTTGCAAATGCCCTTGAAGCAATGGCGATAAGCATTAGGGCGGCGGAGAAACGGGAAAAGGCGCCGAAGGTCGTTGGCGGGAGGTTCCCCGGTCTTCTTACTTGGTCTCCGCCGCGAGAGCCTGATCTTGACTGAGATCATCTATAAGCGAGGTGATCCGAAGACCACCCAGTTTATGAAGCAGCTTCAAATCATTTGGGGACTGATCGAGGTCACGACGAAATACTACGTGACCGCGACCCATTGGGCGGACATTCAAGCCGAACTCGACGCCCAGTATAGCGACCCGAGCGACATGATGGACCCCACTCGGCCACCGCCATGGAAGTTCCGGCCCAACATGCCGATGAAATTTGGGCTCAAGGAGCCCTTTCTCTACGTCATCAATTCCGGCACCGATGACGATCAGGTAGTCAATCTGCTCAACAACGAGGCCCCGATGGTAGAGGCGTTCGGCAAGAAGCGGGACGCTCTACGCACGGGCTGATTGCCGCCTACATACGACGCGCTTGACACGTAGGCAACACTGTGGCATATATGACATAGCGCATCCACAACCCGGCAACGGGCGGAACCTTAGACGCTGCTGGCCCCCTGCGATGGATAAGGCCGAAACGCAAATCGGTCTCATTTTCATCCCAGGAGCCAATCATGGCCGGCCCTAATTACGGCAACAATGCCTTCGAGGTCGAACTGCTCACGACGCAGTACACCTCCAAACTCGACATGCTTTTGCAACAGATGGTCTCGAAGCTGCGCGGTCGCGTAAGCTCGGACTTCTACGTTGGCAAGGCGGCGAGCCCCGTTCAACAGATCGGCGTCCTCGACTTCAAGCAGCCGGGCGCGCGGTTCGGACCAATCACCCCGCAGTCGCCCCAGTACACTCGTCGGTGGGTGTTCCCCAACGACCGTGACCTGGCGGTGCTCGTCGATCAGTTCGACGAACTGCGCAGCATTGTCGATCCGAAGCCTGGCATCAGCGAGGCGGTTGCCTCGGCCGGCGGTCGGTATTTCGATGATCTCATCATCAACGCCGCCAATGGCTCGGCCAGCACGGGCGTCGATGCCTCCAATTTCTCCACCGAGAGCTTCGCCTCGACGGTCTCGACCTCGGGCGGCTACCTCGTGGCAGACACCTTCGGTGCCAGTGCCTCGACCGGCATGACCTACCCCAAGATGGTCGAAGCATGGCGTGTCATGCGGCATGCCCAGGTCGATCTCGACGCGGAGGCCCCCTGCCTGTTGATCTCTTCGCAGCAGGAGGCCGACCTCAAGAAGCAGCAGGAAGTCATCAGCAAGGAGTACAACGAGAACGCCGTCATTGAGAGCGGGCGCGTTACCCGGCTCGGCGGCTTTGACCTCGTAGTCACCGATCGGCTGAACACCAGTTCCTCGAACAGCCTGCGCAACTGCCTCGCGTTCGTTTCCAGTGGCCTCCACCTCGGCATCTGGCGCGACATGGGCATCAAGATCGACAATCGTGTTGATCTGACCAGCCAGCCTTGGCAGCTATACGCCATGCTGTCGGCCGGCGCGACGCGCACGCAGTTGTTCAAGGTCGTCCAGATCAACGCCGCCGACACCACCGGCTTCGATCCGACTGCCCCGTAATCGGGTTGAGCGCCTTCGGGCGCTCCCCTTTCTCTTTGTGAGGAACAACCTATGACGACAACTGCTCCTACCGCCCCGACGACCGCGACCAAGACGACGGTAATCACCAACCTCGATGCTCTCCCGGCAGTCCGTCCCACTGCGGGCCAGGGCGGCGCCACCGTCGTCTACCGCAGTGTGGGCGTCGGCACGATCGCGATCAACCAGGCTACCTCGGCGCTCAGTCGGCTTGTCCGCATCCCCTCGAACGCCATCGTTCAGAGCGTCAAGATCGTTCTGGACGCCGCGCCCTCGACCTCGCTGGTCGGCAACTTCGGCCTCTGGTTCTCTGACGCCAACGATGGCACCAGCGCGGCCAATCAAGGCAACCTGACCGCGATCAGTTCGGCGTTCTTTGCGGACACGATCACGATCACGACGTTCAATGTCGGCGTGACCACGCCATTTGCCCCGGTGGACATTACCTTCGGCAACAGCGGTGGCACCAACTACGACGGCGTGTATCTGCCCTCGCAGGCAATCAACCCGATCTGGCAGGCGGTCTACAATTCGCTGGTCGGCCTGACCACGAACGCGGCCGGTGCCTTCACCACCGCCTCGGGTCAGCACTACATCCCCGGCGGCGCGTCCACGATGGGCGACCCCGGCGGGTTCTTCGACATTTGCTTCCAGGCGACCTCGACGGGCGTGAATACGTCCGCGGTCAAAATCCTGTGCATCGTCGATCACATGATCCTCGGCCAGTAAGGAAACCTGACAATGGCATCCCCTTCGCTTTTCGGTCCTTCTGGCGCTCTCATCGGCACGACGCAGAGCCCCGGTGCGGTCTCCAACAACCTCGGCAGCACGACCGCGGCCGGGTTCAGTCGCGAAGGGGGCATGCTCATGGCGCCCTCGCGCGGCCAGTACGGCTCTCTCACGCAGAACGGCAACGTGTTCTTCGCGTCCTCGCCGCTCGCCGGATCGGTTGTGCCACTCTCGGCAACCAACCAGGTCGTCAAGTTCGCTCTGTGGAACCCAGCGGGTTCCGGCAAGGTCGTCGAACTCATCAAATTCTCGTGGCAACAGTACGGCACCGGCACCGAGATCGTCACTCAGCTTGGGCTCGCGTTCCAGGCGAAGGTCTCGACCACGGGCGTCCCTTCCGCGCAGACCACGCAGGCAGTTGGCGGCCCCTACAACGCTCTGATCGGCAGCGGCGTCGCCTCGGTCTGCTCGTTCTGGACCGTGATGACGATGGCAAACCCGGCGATCGGCGCGAACTATCAGCACATGTGGCTGATGAACACCGTCCTCGCCACGACTGTCACCGACCAGAGCAAGGTCATCAACTTCGATGGCTCGGTCATCATGCCCCCGGACACGATCGTTACGCCGGTCGCCGCGCTGACCGGCACCGAAATCGAGGCGTGCATGACCCTCATGTGGGCCGAGTACCCCGTCTAAAGGAGTAGCCTATGGCGTCCTATTACATGTCGGTCACGTCCGACTACGACGCGATCTCGA